GTCTGCTGCAACCGTTCCGAGTGCTGCTCTGATATCCCAAATACCATGGGCATCTAATGGCCAAATACTTTGAGTAACAGCTGAGCCAAATCCGTTGTCTGCAACCTTTTCTATTCTATTCACCCTATCGTCTCTCCAAGGGAAAGAAAATGTTGTTCTTTGTCTCGTATAATTCTTATATTGATAAACACGAGGAGGATAAACACATTCGCGATAACTAAAGAACTCAAATGTATCCATTGGAGAACCGTCTTTGTCAAGTCCACCGTTAAGATAAAAGTCTTTGACGGTATTGTATTGCGTGGATCGTTGAACTCTCAATCCATTATACTTATTGATTTCTTCATTCTTAAAGAAGTTTGTTTCGTTTCCATATGAAGAAACCAATTCAAATCTCTCAAGTGTTCCGTCATTAATTATAGAGGCTCCACCAACAACAAAAGGTTTGTAGCGAGAAGATACGGGGTTTTCATCAAATTTCTTAATAGCACCGTATTTCCCTCTTACCGTATTAAGCTTGCCGTTATTGTCCATAACGATCTCGGGCCCGGGTTCTTCAACAAATGTAAAGACGTTCTCTTTATTTTGCCTTCTTGTTAAAGGGTTTTGCCCTATTCTTATCTGCTTCCAAGTTGGAAATCCATACGGGCCGTTTCTTTTAAGCATAAGAGCGGGGAAAAATGAAGCGGTTGTTGGAAGATTTGCATTTTGTGATGTAAATACATAATTTCTTGATCTGAATAAGGAATCAAATACCAGTGAGGTTCCTATAAAGTTCTGTTGAACCTTAGTTTGCGCAAGAAAATTATTATAATTGTAATCTTCGTGCTCCAAAGTATTATCGCCTGTAACTTGTTGAGATGGATCATACCCAACCGGTTCATAAATAAATGTGTTTAATCCAACAAAGTCTACATAATACGCCATTCTATACTCCAAATATTTCTGATGCGGTCGGGAAAGTTATTGCCGGAACAAATCCACTATCCCCATCTATAACTACCGAGGAACTCAGTATTCCTGTTGGGTGTGCGTATCCATACATTCTTTGCTTTCCACTTGTGATACTATAATTACTTCCTAATGAAGAAGTTACCCAAGTGTATTGAAAGTCTGATCTTGGAATTGGAGTGCTAATATACATATTGTCATGTCTCTTCACAAGAACAGGCGCTAAGACAGTTGAAGTATCGCTTGGTCTTCTGTTTTCATTTCTTTGTTGTTTATGAGAAGAAGGCTTGTTAACTGCTGTTTGAAAGTTTGTTTCTGATAGAGATTTGTTTGTTATTGTAGCATATGAAGTATTTCTTGTATCTACGCCATATTTTCCACAATGTCTAGACAATAAAGCCTTGTGAGAATCCCTTTGATTGAGTTGATTGTTCACTCTTATCGTTGTTGCTTCGCCCGATCCACCGAAAGCATAGAACTCAGCTCCATCAGCGGAAGCAGATACGCGAACATCAATACCACGAACTGAAAGGTTGCGATAGTTGACGTTGTTGTAAACTGAGTACTCCTGTGAATAAGCATCTAGATATCCATAACTCAAAGTGTCAATTGAGCCGGGAGCAGAAAAGCGAGAAGTAATAACGGTTCTTGTGACAGATCCAGTTATACGATCAATCGTAATGTCTTTTGAAAGAGAGGCTGAGACAAAATTTATTCCACCCGCAAAGCCAACTTCTGTACCAGGAAAAGTCAAATTTGCGTTTGTCCCTGAAGTTGTAATTGTTATATTGTGAGCTGAGCCAGTTTGACTAGCAGTTAAATGAAACACCGCTTGATGACCTGCGCTGGAATCAATTGTTATATTATCATAGACAGTGTTGTCTTTAACGGACTGCGATAATGCATTCCAGAAAGCAGCATTTGTTCCACCAGTGAATTGCGGAATTGCTATAGCAGGACTTGTAGCCGTACTATTCATTACAAAAGTTTTATTCAGCACAATTGATCCGCCCGGATAGGCTCCTCTGTAGTTTGTTCCACCTGCGCCGTTTGACAAATTAGTAACCGTTCCACAAGTTGCAACGGATCCAAAACCAGAAGTAGTCAAGGTTGTATTATAATCTGAGCCAGTTGCGGGTGCGGTTAAAGTAAAATTAGCATAAGGCAATGCCGGAGGTCCTGCGTTTGTATTAATAAAATTGTTTCTATCGTCTTGAACAGAAAAATTGCTACCAGATATGATATCGGTTCCTCCGGAGGATTCTTTCTCCAACGGAAACCACGCTATAATATTATTTCCTATAGAGACATCACAATATAGAGCAGTTGAGAAGTTGACGTAATGTCCTTTGTTGTATATATAATCAACGTGTGTTGAGGATAAATCAATATTCCAAAACACAAAATTTGAACCTGTTCCGTGAAACTGTTTGTTTTGAGCATTGTTGTTCAATATTGACCCGGTACCGTCTGGTGTTACTAAAGCCATCGTTGCGCCACAGACTCCGGCACCTCCTACAGAAATATTATTACTAGTTGAACTGATTGCAGCATTATCAATATAGAAATCAACAGACCCTGGTCCGCTGCCATAATCATGTGAAACAACTAAGTGCATAAGCCCTCTGGTTTGGTAGGTTGATTCAAAGTTTGTTATAAACTGTGTTTTTATACATTGTGTACCCACAGAAGCACCATTGGATATAGCCTTATAATATAAGTCTCCGCTGGAAGATATAAAAAGTTCGCGAGACACTCCACCGGATGAAGATGCAAATTGAAAAATAACCTTGTCTCTTGATTGAGCTGAAGATCCCGTGATGTCAATCCACCCTGAAAAAGAAAATTGATTTGTTGTATATTGCGAAGGGAGAGAACCAGTATTTATCACAGATTGCGGGGTCGCAGCAGAAGAAGTAAGAGAAAGTGATTCAACATTTCCCGGAGTAACCTCAGAAAAACTAACTGCAAACGGCGTCTGTGCCTGTATTTTTGAGTCTAGATTATTCCAAAAAACAGTGTTACTGGAGCCAGTAGCAATATAAAAATTTGGATCACTGTCAGAAGGTGGTGTGCTAGTGCGAAAGAAAAACCTCTTATCGTTACCAGCGCCGTCAACAATTCTAATTCCTTCATTGTCTTTAAGTTGAGATCCGGTTGCGTGTACTCTAAAAGTTGCATTACCGGCAGTTGTGCCGGCAACATAGGCGCCAGTTACCACAAAGCTTCCGGAAGCAAAAGCACTAGCAACAGCAGGGACGATAACTTGCCCATCTGGTTGTCGGTTATTTTCGTATGTACCAAACACATTACCGGCACTAGCGGCCTGCTGTCCAATAAGCGTCATTGGATTAGTGGTTTGAGGAAGTTCGTTTGTAATTGAAACAGGAAGATAATTGGATTGAGCACTATTCTTTCTGAAATATAAATTATTCTGTTGTTTCCCAGTTCCAGCACTTATAAGTTCATAATTGTTGTAATAGTTTCCATGATTAATGCTTGAAGTGGTAGTCTGTATATTTGCAATATTAAACGATCGTTTTGCTCGTCCATCTCTGTAAAATGTGGCTGCTTTTTTTGCTGTGTCTGGGTAGGTGTTGGTTGCCAATGTCAAACCATATTGAGGATCAACCATACCAATGGCACCGTCCGATCCAGCAACACCTTGTTCTACCACCAAAATTCGCCAAGCTTCCGCTCTTGTGTAGAGGTTATGCAGGTTGTTAGGCGGAGCAGTGCCGGTTTCGTCATCACGCAAGGTCGCGTCATAGCGATTGAGATCAATGTGCCTAGCCTGGTGACCACCAACCCACTGTTGGGAGAAAGGCCCTTGAAGTGGAACATCATTTGAAATACTAGTCGTATCTGAATGTAGATTGGTTATCACAGCATTACTTTTATAGCCTTGTGAAACTGCTTTGTTGTACCCAGTTGCTATTGAACCGGAGAATATATCAAAGGGAAGGCGTAATCCACCCTTAACAGATATGTCATATGACGCACTATCATTAATCGGTACAAACGTTGAACTAGGAGAGCCAACAGCAAATTTACCGCTAAAAACAGTTGTATTAAACTTTTTCTTTTCATTTGGGATCTCAACATCATCACAGGTATTCACAGGCAGTTCTATACCTTGTCCAGTACCGGCACCTACAATAAGAACATTTTTTGGAATTCCAATAGGAGTCAGATCAGAATGGCGATGCAAAGCAGACCAGACAAAATCTCTATCTTTCTGTAGGTTATAGTTGATCCCAGAATGGATGGTCTGGCTGATTTGGGAACCAACACGGTATGTGTTCGTGAATCTTCTTATCGCATAGGTTGAACCAGAATATGAAGTTCTATCTTTATTGGCTACATTTGAAGCTTGAGCATTATTGTTGTTAACAATTACCTTGCGAATATCTTCTCGGTTTGCAATATCTGTTCTTTCTGCTCTTTCTTTTTGCCAAAGACAATTGTTGTTATCTCCACCCTCTAGTGGTGCGTGACCAAATTGCCATTGGTATTTTAATTCACCAACGCCTTTTACAGAACCTTCTGTTGCTGTATGGATGGATGTTAGCGGAAACTTATTTTGGTATTTGTTTCTCTCAAATAAATGAGATTCAACAACATCCGATATTCCTTTAGAGAAACGGACGCTCGCTGGGAACATTTGAGAAACCATATATGATACAGAAGAATCAATCCACTTAAAGTAATCAGAAAATCTATCAAAATCTGGATCTTCTTCTACGTCTTCAAAGAATAGTCTACGAACTTGATCTAGTTTTTTGTATTGTATTCTGTATCTTTCAACAGCTTCGCCCATTAAATTAGACATTTCTTGAGCAGTTGATAGATTTCTCATCATTTCTTCTGAAATTACTTGGTACATACTCTTCTCTAGAGAGTAAAAGTTATCAGAAACATCTTCATCTCTAATGAAATATTCTTGTTGTTCTCCTTTAATCGTCACACGGTCAGAGGAATAAGAGATTTCCGGAAGTTCTTTCTTTGAAGAGTAGATAATTTCATTGGAAACAACATTTGTGGTTGATACAGGGAACCCAAAACCTTTTGCTCGGTGCTCTCTGCGTATAATATTATCCATCCAACCGTATCTGCTGTCTGTTGAGCCACTAGAAACATCGACTACGATAAATTCACCAGATGTATCCGACGTGGATACTGTTTCAAAATCCCAATCAGCGGTCAATAGTTCATACGAGGGAACTTCAATTTGTGATAAATCTTTACCAAATATAGTTGAAGGGCGACTTGACCTTCTATTTCCTCGTGAAGTGATATCTGTATTGTGTAGTTTAACTGAATCATCGGAAATATAGTCATACCATAGGTCAAAACGTCCAATTTTTATGTCTGTTTGCTCTAAAACACTTCCTGTGAAGTTGATTCTGTGGGCTCCTGCGTAGAATCTCTTCGGGTTTGAGAGGTATGCAGAGCCAGTGTCATAGTTCAGACTTTGTGTTAATGTGAATTCATTCTTGATTGTATCAAAAGCATAGTTTACACCATAAAATTCTAGTTGATAATTTCTGTTGGAAGAAGTAACGACGTTACCTGCTATCGGATAATCAACAGGTTTCACTCTAACAGCCAAATTCCACTGTTCATTTGAGTAAATTTGTTTATATACAGGTGTTTCTAGGGTGAAATTGCCGGCATAATCTTTCAAAACAAACTTAGCAGTTGGAGATTCCACTTCATCTCTGACCAAATACACTTGAAAGTTAGCCAAATCCTGGGTTGCCCAAGTGTAGTCTGCACTAGCTGGACGAGCTTGATGAAGTCCAAATACAGAAGCAGATTGAAACGGAGTAGCAAAATGCCCACTATCAAAAATTCCAAGCTTTTTTGGAACTATAATTGAAATTTCACTGCTCAATGCGTTATATTGTTCTAGTTTTTCAGTACCAGAGCCAGAAATATATGTTAAAGAATGGTTTGCAGACGATGTTTGGAACAAAGTAGCACTTAAGTGCGATAATTTGTTAAAATCTACGTACTTTTTATTCTCAGAAGTGTGCTTGAATGCGTCCGAAAAGTAGTGAGTACCTTCATCTGTGTAAATATTTAACTTTACTATCTCATCATCAATCCCAAAACAGCGCAACATATTACGAATTGCACCTTCGGTACCTTTATGTTTGTATATATTCTCTAAATTATTGTAGATATTTGTATAGACTTGGTTTTTTATATCAGTTAGTTTATTTTCAAACTGGTTTTTGTTTAGGTCACGTGAACCAAACGCCTCTAAAACACTAGCATCTGCGAATAAATTAGGTACAACGAGCCCCTTTTCTTGAAGCAAACGATCAGCGAACGGTAAAGCCTTGTAGCTTGAACTAGGATAGACCTTATTTTTGAGAGATGGTAACGCTGTAATTTGAGCATGGAGTGTATCAAAATAACTTGAAATTATTTGATATAGATATTTTGTTGAAAATCCATTTGAAGGGTCTTCGTCTCTAATCCATTGCGGGATTTTGTTGTAAAGCAATCCAGTGTTTTGATTGTCATGCGTTGCTCCGGAAGCCATTAAACTTGTCTTAAGAGAGGATACTTCTGGATGTGTACTATAAATTATTGGATCTTTTTCCTCAGATGCAACTAGGCCAGACTCCACAAAAGCAGAACTTGTAGATCTTGCACCGACGGCATAGCCAGTCCACGAACCATTAACCAATCGGCCAGAATAATCTAAAACAACCGAATCTGTTGCTGTTTTTTCAACGACACCTTCGTTAAACTTATAGTATACGCCAAGATATGTGTTAGCGTCATCTGTGTTTGTACCGCCACCGATTGTTCTATACCAGTTATTATAAATCTCTTCTGAGGTTCTGCGGGTCTTCCAATAACGGAAATCGTCTAAACTTGCACTTAATTTACCGGAAAAAGGCAATGCTGTTGCAGCTCCTTGGCTTGAGGAAGGGCTTGTTTGTAGTGCTCCGATATAGCCGTTTATTAAGCCACCAATTTCGTTAACACCGACTGAACCGAGTGATTTGCTCTCATTTAAATCTCCGTCAACATAAAGTCTAGATGTTACTCCAGTAGAAGCAGAAACAAAAGATAAGGCGTAATGATGCCAATCTGATAGGGAAGAAGTGGTTACTGTTGATGTTCCAATTGATTGCTCAAAGAAACCTACTGTGCCTGACTGCATGGTTACAATAAAAGTATCTGTTCCACTGGTAGTGCCAGAGAGGGCCAGCGTAAAACGTCCGTAATTTGCCGATGAGGATATTTCTCCATTCCAAAGGTCTAAAATAACTTCTTTGTTTGTTTTGGTTAGATCAAATGCATCTTTTTTAAGCCAGAACTCGGTCGTCAATCCTTGTGGAATGTTCATACGAAGACTGCTTACTCTTTTCTTCGCAGCATCATAGATCACTGATTTATCAAAAGTTTTCTGAAGTGGTTTTGTAGTCATATCATCTGCTACGTGAATACCGCCTCTAAGGTAGATATATTCTGTACTAGTAGGTAAACCGTAACCATCTGCTGTTGAGGTTTGTGTGCCCCACCCACCATAAGAAAAGTTAACATATCCGTTTGTTTTTGGATATTTTTGCTCTAGAATATACTTGTCTAAATAAGAAGAAGATAGCTCAAATATAAGCTTTTCATTCTCTGAGCCATCGTATGGATAATTGTTATGTATTCTTTCAATTGAATTTTTATAATATTCTTCAGCTGAGCCAAACTTTGCAAAATTAGAGGCACTAGCAAAGTCAATAAAGGGATAAAATGTTTCATCTCTTTCTGCCGTGGTTAGTACTAAATCTTTTGATTCTACTAATTTGCTGCCAGATGCAGCGTTTTCAACTGTTGTTGTTTTGTTGTTAAATAAACTTTTAATACTCATCTTGTTCTACTCTGATTTTGAATGTATAGGGTTGCTCTCTGTAAGAAGAAAGAGAATCTTCATAGAAGGAAAGCTTCAATTCATATGTATAGCCCTCTTCTAATAAGTCCATATCCAAATCAAAGTAGTTTCCATCGGAATCATACGAAAGCATTGTTTCTGCTGTGGAGCCTGTTCCATATGGTATTACTATCTTTTTATCTGATGCTCTTGTGATTTGATAGGATGCGCTTTCTATCAATAAGTTTTCTGGTGTTGATTTTGCGGTTGTATATATATTTGGAGACCAGTTCTTCTCTCTGACATATAGTCTAAATCTTTCAGTTTGCCCTCTCGTATATTT